TTTATGGTATTCTAGGTATGTCAGTGGTACAGCCGATTCCGAGTCAGGGCCAAATGATACTAATAATCCCTCTTTCTTAAATCATAGGAGTCATTCACATGGCAGGAACCTCAATTCTGACCTTTGCGTCAGAAGCAATCAAGTTGGTTTATGGAGATCTACACGAGCAGCTAAGGGACAAGAACCCTGCGCTACAGCTCATTGAGTCTTCAGCAGCTAACATTACACAAAACGGTAAAGAAGTTATCTTCGATACTCACATTGGACGTAACCAGGGAATCGGTGCACGTGGCGTTCGCGAGAAGCTACCAGTTGCTGGAGCCCAGAAGTACAAGCAAGCTCACCTATACCTCACAAACCTATACGGTTCTATTGAGGTTGACGGACAGCTATTCGAGCAGGCATCCGAGAACTACCAAGCATTCATCAACGTTGTTGACAACGAAATCAAGGGTCTAAGAAAAGACCTAGCTAACGACCTAAACCGTCAGGTTTACGGAGATGGCACAGGTAAGTTGGCAGTGGTAGTTTCACAGCCTTCTGCTACAACCTTGACCGTTGACACCGAGCACTACCTACAGGTCGGAATGACTTTCGACGTTGTTGACCCAACAACTGGTGTAAAGCAGCAGTCAGGTGCAGCAAGCACGCTAGAAATCACAGCAATTAACGAAACCACTAACACAATCACTGTAACCGGTACCCTAGGAACCTTCAGCACTAACATCAGCGCTGGCGACTACCTAGTTCGTTCTTCCAACGGAGTAAACTCCTTTGGTAAGGAATGGACCGGTCTAGGTGCAATCGTTAAGGCGTCTGGTACTCTACACGACATCGATCCAGCTACCTACCCAGTATGGAAGGCAACAGAGGTGGCTCTTGGAACTCCAGGAACCTCAACTGGCGCTCTAACTGAGTTGGCTTTGATCAACCTAGTTCAGAAGGTTGACAAGCAGGGTGGAGATGTGGATGTAATCCTAGCTAGCCCAGGCGTTTTCAACGCTTACTGGGACTTGCTACAGGGTCTACGTCAGTTCACCAACGGTGCAACCCTTGAGGGTGGTCAGCGTGCGTTCTCATTCGACGCAGTTGGCAAGCCAATCAAGTTCGTATCGGACTACGCAGCTCCAACTAACACCTTGTACGCGCTAAGCTCGAAAGAGATTGTGGTTAACCGCAAGCGCGACTGGGCATGGATGGACCGCGATGGTTCTATGTGGTCACGTGTCGCAGACACCGACGCATACGAAGCACGTTACTACCAGTACTCTCAGCTAGGTACCTACCGCAGAAACGCACACGCGGTACTATCTAACATCACCGAGAAGTAAACAGTAAATAATTGCCCGTGGGGATAGACCCGTCTCATCTATCCCCACGGGTTTTACTTTATACTTAACTTAGGAGGCAATAAATATGAGCTATATAGAATTTGACAAGATTGACGGGCTGTACTCGCCAGATCACCGTAGGGTAGCTGAGGTAATTACTGACCTTTTTCCTACAGTTAGATTAATCCGAATAGATTCGCTACACCCATCTTTTACCCCAGAACGGCCATTTGCGCTAATAGATGAGCCACACATGCTACCACCGTACGTAATTAGATACATGCGGGAGTCAGAAGTGGACCAAAGGCTTGTTGCTTGGCTTGTAGAAAACAACATGCACGATGCCAACTCAAAGGTAAACAGACTCCAGATTTTAGAAATGGCAGAAGCCGCCATGAAAGCCAAGCGTGAGCTAGAATGGATGGAGGAAAAGAAGGACATGATGAAGTCCGTCGTAAGTTCCCGTAAGAACGAGTACCGCCACAATGGAAAGGTAATTAGGAAGTAATGCCAGCAGAACTATTTACTAAAACTGCCCTAGACGTCATAACCCGCGTTAAGACTCAGTTCGGAGACTCCTCTGGAGCCCAGATTACTGACGAGGCGATTATTCGTTGGATCAACGACGGCCAGCAGGAGATCGTAAACAATAACGCAATCCTAAAAGATGTTAAGTACTCAAACGTTGTAAAGGGTCAGGCTGAGTACAGCTTCCCAACCGACAAGGTTCAGTACATTGAGGCTGTTTCAGTAAACAACAGGCCGGTAAGAAACCTCTCTGCTCAGGGAGCTAGAGAGTACATTCTTCAGCAAGATCCTCAGTCAGAGCAAAAAGCAGACATGCCGCTTATCTGGTACGAGCGTGCTGGCATAATTACTTTTTACCCAGTTCCAGACAAGGATTACACAAACGGCTTAAAACTTGAATACGTTAAAATGCCTACTGACGTAACTACCTCAGGAAATCTTTTAGCTATCCCGGACCGCTACCTAAATGAACTTGTTAATTACTGCATGATCCAAGCCCTTGAGTTCGATGAAAATTACGGAGCTGCGCAGGCAAAAGCTGGTCAGTTTAGAGAAGGCTTAGACCGTATGTACCTAAAGGAGAACTTGTCACAGAACGATCTGTACGAGCAGATCCTACCGGACCCGTTGGATTATGTCTGATCTAGTACGGGAGCGCTCTGCCGTACTAAACAACTTTTCCGGAGGTCTAAACAATTTCTGGGATCCTTCGGCTATCGCTGAAACAGAAGTGCCATTCCTGCAAAATCTAGAATTTTCACCAACTGGTGCTTTATCATCCAGGCCTTCTATATTTGACACTGGCGCAACGTTTCCTCAAGCTAGCACTTTTTTTAACATCTTGGGTTACTACGTATCTCAAAATGGCACACGATCTGCAATAGTGGTATCGCCTACAAAAACTTACATCTGGAACCTAGCTAGCACTTGGACTGAGATCTGGGCTTTTCCAGCAGCTGACTTTGTGCAATATCAAGACTATGTAATTATGTGCCGCATTGATGGAGCCGGTGCATACTACAACGCCAACGGAGCGCCGGGGTACAACGCGGGTACTGGCTTGTGGGATGTTGCTGGATCAACTACCTCTACTATTGCAACCATGCCAGCCGGTAGAGGTATCGAGCTACACCAAGAGCGCCTATTCCTATTTGGCCCACTAAACACTGCTTCTCAGTCCATTATGTACTGGTCTAATATCTCAGGAGAAATAGACGGATTTCCTGGCAAGGACTGGCGCTGGTGGGAACCTGGAACTAACCTAGTCTCCGTAAACGGAGGAGATGGCCAATGGATTACCGGTCTAGTTGCTGGATATAACGACATTACAATCTTTAGAAATGCTTCAACGTTTAGATACACATTTAGCGAACTTCCAGAAGAGGGTACTATCGCTAAAGTACAAGACGGCATTGGAGCCGAGAACCAGTTCTGTATAGCCCGTTACGAGAACAGCCTTTTTGTGCTTAGCGCTGATCAGCTATACCTTTACAACAACGGAAACTTTACTTCGCTAAACGACCAGAAGGTTAGGTTTGAAGAAGCTGCAGGGTCACAGAATTTAAAGATACGCTACTCGGTATCTATTCTTGGTTCTCGAGCAATAGTTAATTACGGTGGCTCTATTTATGTTGCTCAGCTTAAAACTGGAACATGGTCCACTTGGAAATCAAGCACTGAAATCGGCAGGCTAGTACAGGTCCCAACTCAGGTAAACAACATTGGCGAAGCTAAATTTGCTTATGGTGTCTCAGCTAGCGCAACTGCCGCGAAGTGGAAAATGTATAAAATGCTTGATCACGTTCACGATGACAGTGATCCTGAAACAATTGAGTGTATTCTGCGCACTAAGATCTATGACTTCCAATCCCCCACCGAATGGAAAAGAATGTACTGGTGGTCTGCTGACATAATGGCATCTGGTGCCGTAACAGCAAAAGCTTTCCCAGTATCTCTATCGGCAATTCAGGCAAGCTGGGACGCCTTAGATTACTCAGGCGCAACTGATACCGAGTTTATCACCTGGGATAAAGCTGACGGTATCTGGGATAACCCTACCGCTACGGCAAACTCTGCCTCCACCGTTGTAGACACCGGGTATACCTATAAACAGCGCCTAAGCCTTAAACTGGACCACGGACTACGCTTCCGTAGGGTATACTTTGAATTGTACTTAACCTGTGACGGGACAGTTGATACATCGCCAGCCCAGATATTTAGCCTTACGCCAATGATTGGAACAAAGGCCAAGACGTCAGACAGGATAACTTAATGCCTAACACAGGTCAATACAATCCTTTCGCTGCTGGCAAAAAGGTTTACGGGTCAGGTCGCTACAACCCAACATCGGGTCCAGTTGACAAAACTGGGTATGCCGATCGCGAAAGAAAAAGAAAAGTTAAGTTGAACGCTCTTGGAGCTAGAAATAAAGCAAGCCAAAAGGGCGCTTTTGCTAGCTCTAGTGTCTTAAGGTACGGTAAATAATGGCAACTACAGCAAGCGGTGCTGGGGCAGATCCAATGGCCAGCATTCTTAACGACCCTCTATACCAAGAGGCTTTAAAGTCTTACTACAACGAAACTTACATTCCTGGTCTTACTCAAAGTCAGTACAACATTGGACAGTCAAAATCTAAGTTAGTTGAAAATGACCTAACTCGCGGTCAGGCTCAGAAAGAAGCCATTCAGAGAACCGCTGGCGGATACGCTTCCCGTGGCTTTAGATCTCCAAAGATGGTTACAAAAGACTTTGCTGGCATTCAGGGTAGAACCGCTGCTCAGCGTAGGGAAGAAGAAGCTGGAATAAACGCTCAGCAAAACCAGCAAGACGTTCTTTACGGAGCAAATCCAAACCTAGGAGGCTTCTTCAAAGACCCTACTAGCTATGGATCAATTGGTGCTGGTGCTCGTCGTGCATCTTTGGCTGAACTATTTAGCTTGACCGACAAGTATAAAGAACTAGGACTAGGATACTAACATGAGCCTTTATGGTGATACTGGAAATTCTTTTAAGAACAATCCAATAGCAGACTTTTTTGCCGGACTAGGACAGTTTGGAAAAAAGTTTGGAGAAGTTAGTCAGCAAACACAAAGAGCTCAAGTTAACCCTTACGGTTTGCCAGTCGTAAAGCCACCAACACCAACACCAAAGGTTACTCCTAGGCAGTTACCGGGGACCGCCGACGCCATGGCAAGAAGAGCTGGCGAAGTTATGCCTGGTGCTGTAACCACGCCTGGCGGAGGAGGTGGCGGTGGCTACGGCGCACCTGCAGCAGATCCAACTGCTGCAATGTTTAATCCTCTATTTGATCTAATTAAAAAACAAAGAGAAGCAGCAGACAGTCGCTACGCTGCAAACAAAGGTGAGATTGAAAACATATTTGGTCAACTAACTACTGCCCGCAGAAGCGACGTAGCAAGCACAACCGCGGCATACAACGCTCTTTCAGGTGCTGCTTCCTCTAGGTCTACTGCAGTTAACGCGGGTATTGATGCCTCTGAAGCTGCAAGGCTTTCCGGTAACGAAGCAGTACTACAGAGCATGGGACTTGGCGATGTTTCTTCAGCTCGTTTAGGCGACGTAGCTTCAGAGCAGGCTGCAAGCGCAAAGAATGTTGAAGGCGTAAACTCTGCAAACTGGCAAGGATTGCTCAGCGCAATGGGAGCAAACGCTCAAGACGTTATCTCTCAGGACGTTCAGAGCTACGGATACCAGCAAGGCAGAGATATACAAAGCCTTCAGCGCGATCTTCAGAGCTACCAGCAGAGCTTAGATACTGGCGAATTTCAAACTACAGCCAAAGCTGCCGAAGCTAAGTTCCAGTATGGTGAATCTCAAAAAGCTGCACAGGCAGCAGCTGCAGCAGCCTTTGCTAATGCAAAAAACTCAGCAGACAAGTTTGCTGCCGAGCAAGCCCAAGAGTTGCTTAAAAACGCCGATCCACTTACTAAAGCAATTGCAACAGGTGTGAATGCAGGTTATGGCAACTTTGATCCTACAAAAATTGAACAAGCTTACTTTAACTGGATGTCTACTCGCGGAACTAGCCCGACCTCAGCAGGAGTAACGCAGTGGAGTAAGCTTTCAGCTACCGCCGATGCTACAAAGTATGCGGGAGGCCAGCTCTCTGAGCGAGAAATGGGCGCACTTATTCAGGCCATTGGTAACAGCTTTTAATATAGTAGGATCTACCTATGACCCTTTCTCCTGAAGTACTCAAAGCGCTTGCTGGCGCTTCCGGAAAAACATCCGGTGCTTTTAATGCCGAAGCAGCTAATGCCGGCATGGCAGCCAATCAAAAAACTGGGGCATGGAACCTTGGCCAGTCGATCATTGACATCCTTTCTACAGGAGGATATGCTTCAGCTGGTATCACTAGAAAGGTGGGCGAAAATGTTTCCGCTATCCAGCGTGGCGATCTTGGTGGTCTGCTTGATCTTCTTAATCCGTTATCTGTTCCTGGGGCAGCGGTAAAGGGTGTCCAGGACCGTAGGACTTACAGCGAGAACCTTCGCGATCTAGGCGTCGATAAAAACGTTTCAACTTGGTTAGGTCTTGCACTTGACATTGGTCTAGACCCAACAACTTACATTACTGGCGGAACCATTGCTGGTGTAAAAGGTGCTGCTGCCGGAACACGCTTAGCATCAGCTGCAAATAAAGCAAACGCCGTGGTTGTTCGTTCTGCAGCCGAGGCTGCTGCAATGAATTTACCGGACGTTACTCGCGCCTTTGTTCCAGTTGTTGAACCGCTTACTCAAGGACAAAAACTTGGAAACTATTTAACCGGAGTATTGCGTGGTTACGAATTTAAGCGTGCTGAGCGTGCTGCTGAAATAAGCGTAAAAAAGATAAACAAAGAAGTTCGGAAAAACATAAAAGCAAACCCTAATGAAGTTGTTTATGCTAACGAAATTGTAAAGGGAGCTCAGAAGGCCGGCAAAGCTGCAACCAGCGCGTTTAAGGGAGAAACCGCTGTAATAAATAGAGATGAATTTATGAAGACCGTAGCGCAGAGTAAATTCTTACAAGAGAAATATGGCAAGCGTTTTGAAAAGCTAAATGTACAATCTAAGATTTTAGAAAATACTCGCTTTGTTGACCCTAAAACTGCAAAGAAGGTTGGCGCAGCTGAAGCCAGCGAAGCAGCCAAGATTGCTCAACTTGAAGATGCTGCACAAATTACCCCTCCACCTGTAGCCGCTATTGAGGAAATTTCACCTGCTGTACCGGGTAGCGCACAGGATATACAAGAAACTATTATTGCAAGCAACAGCCTTAAAAGCGAAGAATTAGCTGACGCACTAACTGGAGACAAGAAAGCTCGAGCCGCAGTAACTCGTCAGGCTAGCAAAATTCAAAGCTCCTACTCTCAAATAGAAACCGAAATCCTTGATTACGCAAACAAGGTTATTGATCCCGCAACTGGTAAAAAACTTGCTGAATCAGCAGGAACAAAAGAAGAGCTTTTGGATTACATAGCAGACGGATTACGCACAAACAAGTTAAAACCAACAGCCAATAGGTTTGAGAGATTTGCTAAAGCAATAGGTACTACCAATGATCCAGCACAAACAAAAGTAGAGCTAGTAAGGAAAACTTTAATTAGCTTTTCAAAGGATCTTAAAAAACTAGGAGATCTAGAGGAAAAGGCTGGAGCATACGCTAAGTTCCTTGAGAGCAATGGTATAAACGCAACTACCGAAAACTTTGCTGCTGCAATTGGAATAGTAAATTCTGCCGAAGTGGGCAAGCTTGTTGAAGATGCAATGGATCTTGAAGGTGAAGTCAGCAAAAACATTTCAGACATTATTGATGAAGTTGCAAGCGGCACACCCGGCACAAGCGCAAAAGCAGCGGAAGAACTTGCAGACAAGGCTACCGATTTAAGGCTAAATTCCGCTGAAGAGATTATTGGCTATCTAGATTTTCTTGAAAAAAGTGGATCTGAGACCGCTGGCTTTAGACTTGAGTATCTTCTTAGAGACGCGCTTGAAGACGGGCCGTATGAAAATCTATTAGCATTAGCGGCTAGCAAGGGCCAGTCTGTAAAAGAATTGATCTGGGATGCAATAGACGGAAACAAAAACGTTATAAACGATCCTAAGTTTCCTATATCTTCACAAGCGGTAAAGCTTGATTTTTTTAGTTCCGAAGCTCGTTTTTCTGGGCAAAATAAAATTGTTAACAAAGAGCGACAGTATGTAGCAGGAAAAAATAGGACGCCAGAGCAGGCAATTGCAGAGGAGTCTGCGCTGTCCGGTATCCAAGAAGGTTTAATTAGGTTGTTTGGTGTACCAGTAGGTACGGAGGAAAACCTTTTGATGCAACTTCGCAGAGGTGGCGTTAAGCAAATTGGCGAAAAACTAAGTAAGAATTTTGTGCCACAAAGACTTCACATTACACTTTCCGACATATTGCAAGCAGCAATTAGGTCAGGCAAGGGAGTCGCTTTTGCTGCCATTCGCTATCCTGGCAGCAAATATCAAAATGTTATGCCTAGCAACATTGAATACGCGTTTCTAACTTTAACAAGATACAAATCTCTTGGCCAGGAAATGAAGCCAGGTACTGAAGCATGGGAAGCGGTCAAAAAGAGTTTTAACGAAAACTATAATTTACCTGATCCAACAGATGGTGTAATTATAAATAAGGACGTTGATGATTTCTTTATTCCGGCACCACACCTTGATCCTAAACCAATAAAATCCGACGGTGAAGTAATAAACCTTAAAAAGATACCAGACCTAGATAAAAAGATTGAAAACGCAATCAAAGTGCTGGATGACATTTCGGATGAGCTGCTTTCAATCCACGAAGCAAGAGCTACTGCCATGATGGCTGCTGAGGTATCTGATGCAATGCAAAAAAGCAAAGAATTCTTCCTTGAGTTATTTGAATTACTTGACGCTAGAACTGGATTCCTAGATAACCTCCCTGGCTTAGTTAAAGCATCTCCTGGAAATCCTATAAAACTTCTTGGGTCGGGTGTCCCTGCAAAAAATATTGGTGGATTAAACAAAATTACTGGTCTTATGAAATCGCTTATTTTATCGTCTGCAAAAAGTGCCGGTAAATTTAAAGACCCTAAGGTAGCAGACGACGTTAAAGAACTTATTATTAACATGTTTATGAAAAAACTTGTTGATGAAAACGATAAAGAGTTAATAGCAAAAATTGGAAAAAACGCAACCGCACAAGTAGCTTCGGAAGTAAGACATCGTTTTGACGAAGTTTATTCAGCTGTTAAAGAAGAAATTAACATGACTGATGCAATGGGTGCAGCTAAGCGAACCGTAAACGTAACCCCTGCTCAAAAGGCAAGGGGCAAGGAATCCAGAAGAACATCTGTTGACGAGAAATATCAAAAATCAGTATCTCTTGTTCCACAGACATTAAAGGCTCAAGAACCAAGACTTGCGGAAGAGATCGCTAACCCCGCACCGTTGTCAGACGAGGGTAGCAACCTATCCTTTAACTTAGTCTCTGGAGATGACATAGAAGACATCATAACTGTTGGGCTAGGCGAAACTACTGACAGAAGATTCCCTGCTCGTGTTATGGAAGCAATGAGTGGACGATTTGGAATTGGCCTTGGTGGTAAAACCGCTATGTCTGGTATTGAGTACGACAATATTACATCTAGCACGCACTTTTTTATTAAATCTTTAAAGAATGTATCAGATAAAGCAGGAGGGGATATAGTAAAAATTGACGATGCGTTTAAGCTTGTACAACAGTGGGGTAAAGCAATGTATCAAAACTTTGAGGCCGGGAGGTCTGAGATTCCATTCTCTCAGTGGTTGCAAACTGCAAAAGTTGGCAACGTTGATTTAGAGGTTGCAGACGATATATCGTTTATGGTTGATGCACTATTCGGCGTTGACAAAACCGGTGTAGCAGAAGGCGCATTTGCTGAAAGTTATACGCTGCCTTATTTTGCTGATGAATTAAACAGAATGTTTTCTGTAAAAGGTCTTTTTGATATTGGACCAGAGCAGGCGTTTAAACTACCGGGCGACCTTGGACCAGTGGGAATTAAGTATTCATGGGCTAGGGCAGACGTTGACACTCTAAAAGAAGGGGCTAAGGGCAAGCCGTTTAACTCCTTAACTTTCCTTGCGAACTACGCACAAGCGCTCCACGCCGTGCAAACTCGAATTGGTATTGGCCAGTCTTTCAGTTCCGCTATGGGTAGGACATTAAAAGAACTTAAAGACGAGGGACTAACTGCTTCTGAAATAAGCAAGAATTTTGTAAAAATTAGCCCCGAAGACGAGTTTGGTAAGTTCCTTGATCCTGAAATGCTTTTTGACGCTATCCAGGTTGAACAACTAAAATATGTTAAAAAATATGTTACATTCGAGCGTTCTTTTAGTAGCGAAACTTTACAGCAGGCAGTAGATGTAGCTGACATGATAACTAGCATTTTAAAGGCGTCTCAAACAACCTGGAGAGCTGGCCACCACGTAACAACTTCGGTTGGTGAAGCGCTTATGAATACTTTTGTTGGTGTAACTCCTAAGTACTATGGAAACGCTTTTGAGATCTTAACAAAATACGATCCAGCAAGATATAAACCTGGCGACAATCCATTTAAGCAGTATATGGATTACGCTTCTCCAAAAGGAATGCGCCTGTGGGCAGATAAAACTGACACAATTAGTTATGTAAATTCTAAAACTGGTGCTGTAACAATTGTGCCTAAAGAACTAGTTATGCGCCTTGCTGAAAAGTACGGCATTATAATCCGAGGCGGCGCTGGTGCTGTAGAAGACATTGACATGCGGGGCGTTGGCTCACTTTCTAAGGGTCTAGTTGGTGGCGTAAGCAAGGTAAATGACAAACTTTCTGGCATCAGCGCAACCCGAGATAACTTCTTCCGCTTAGCACACTTTATTAAAGAAATTGAAAAGGGCGGTATCTACGGATCTCTAGAAGAGGCTGCACTTGCAGCTGCGCAGGTAGTAACAACTTACCACCCAACAGTTTATGGATTGTCTGCGTTCGAGCGTAAGTACATGCGTCGTGCTGTTTACTTCTACACTTGGCAGCGTATTGCAGCAACTAAAATATTCCAGCTGATTGTGCAACAGCCAGGTACCATTATTATTCCTTCCAAGATCCAATACGCTTTTGCAGAAGCAAATGGTTTTAGCCCAGAATCATTTGGAGATCCTTGGGATCCGAATGGAATATATGCTTCATGGAACACCGGCAACCTATACGGCCCTCAGTTCCAGGGTCCTAGTGGCCCAGGCGACGCATGGGGCTTTGGCCCTGCTGTACCACAGCTAGACATCCTAAACAGCTTGTTTAGCGGTTACACTGTACAGCCAGGCCAGACTGGTCTAGACGCCGTTACAAGGGGCACACAGAACCTTGCAGGCCAGAACCTATCGCCATTGCCTAAGTGGTTTGCTGAGCTCACCACGGGCAACAGAGTGGGTACTGGAGGGGACATCAGAAACCCACTAGAGTACGCTATTGATCAGGTTGGTGGTATTAACACAATATCCAAGATCACAGGTCTAGGTCAGGAGCCAGAAAAGACTCTTACTCCTACTGAACAGGCTGAAAAGAAGACTAGACTATTGATCAACTGGTTACTTGGTCAGAAGCTGCAGGATTACTCAACTTCACAGACACAGAAACAGTGGTCTTTTGATCAAAGCAAAGCACTAAAGAATATGTTCCCAACACCATAACGGAGATACTATGAGCCTCAACCCAACATTTGATGATGTACTAGCACTAACATTTGGCACGCTAGATGCAGTGTACGCGCTACACGCGCCAGAGAAGCCAGAAGATGATAATGATCCAGGCAAGTGCCTTCACTGCGAAGTGGAGTTTCCTTGCGAGACTGCAGACATTATTATGAATGGACTAGCACACATTGCGAACGCAATGACTGCTGTAAAAGAAGCTACTTCTTCTTCGCCCGCTGAATAGCTACAGCTTTTTTCTTAGCGTCAGCTTTCTTTGCAGCAGCTTTGCCAGCCGGGGTGTATGGGAACTTCATTCCGTTTACGTTTGGCATTATTTGTTTCCTTATCTAGTTGGGCTTGCTGGGATCTGTGACTTTTTTCTTAGGCTAGCAGCTGCAGTTTTTCTTGCAGCTCCACGCTTAGAAACGTTAGGCTTGTAAGACTTCTTTGCCGGACCCTGTAACATCTCCATAAACTGCTGTAGCAAGTTCTTGTACTCAGGGCTCTTTGTAGTCTTTTTCATGTTCTCGTACTCGATGTAGTTCTCGCGAGACTTGTCGTCGTCGCCTTTGTACTCTGCCATTATTATCCTTCTGTAAGTCTTAGTTTATTCTACCGCAAAAGAGAGAAAATAGTGCCTATAAATGAGGCTATAGCGCCAGCTAGGGCAGTCTTAGCAATGATGTCGATCCACTGTAATTTGGCTATCTCTAGCTCTACGCCACGCACCCTGTCAGGAATGTCCGACAACCCTTTTAGCTCAGTGGCTAACTGGATTAGGAGTTTGTTGGTTTCCTGCTGTTCCTTGTAAAGATCGTTGATTGTGACTTTTACGTGAACACCGTTAGTGGCGTCCGAGGACATTATGCAGTTCCACCGTTAATAGTAGATGCAGTAGGGGTAGCAATTAAAGCTAGCGCAGCGATCGCAAAAGCGTCAATCTTGTCCCAGTTAGCGTTAATGTCAGTAGTCCTGAAAGGCTCTGCGGTTCCTGGTACAGCTTTGTATAGATCTAATTCAGATGTAAGAGTAGAAGACATGTTATTCCTTTTTTGCGTCAGTAATGTCAATAACTGTCTCGACAGTTAGTATATCATCTGCCTGCGGCTCTGGCACTACTGTTGCCGGTGAATTACCCGTGGCGAGCGCAACGAGCTCGCGAGCAATATTGCGCTTTGTGATCGGATCTCTAACATGGCGCAGAATGATATCTTGCACCTGCATAAGCAAAGCTGGCACATCCAGGTTCGCCCGCGCATTTGGATCAAACCTGCCGGTCAGCTGGTTTAGGAATGTGATCGCTTTCATGTCACCTGACTGGACCAACTGCCCCAAAGCTTGATCTGCGATCGGTAGGTACTTCTTTAGGTTATCTTCGCTCTTTGCAGAGAATGCGCCAGCAAAGTGCTTTTCGCGCATCCAGCCATCCAGCTCAGACAAGCTGATCTTCATCTGCTTAGCTAATACCTGGGGTGGTTTTAGGTTCAGCGGATTCAGATAAGCCTGCAGGAACGTCTCTTGCCGGAGCGTTAGGTTTGGATTCGCCACAGTCTTGATACCACGGGACTCGAGCGCTTTCTGAAACTTTGTAGTAGACCAAACCAATTCTACTTTGTCTTCGTCTAATCTTTCATCTTGGTCTATTACAGTCTGGGTCTCAACAAAGAAACCCCGCCTGTCTGCTGCCACTGCAGCTGCTAAGACTTGCTCGAATAGAGCCTGCTCCTTGGTAGGTTTAGCAGACTCTAATCGAGATTCAAACTTAGATAAATCTAAATTCAGAACGTCTTCTGAATTACTCATTCGGCCAATCTCCATCGATCACCATAAGTCCGATGATGGCGTAGTTGGCTAGATCAATAAAGCTGTCTCTAAAGCTTTCGTTTGCTGGGTCTTGTCCACTGTCATACAAATGGTTAATCCTTGCCAGCTTGTCATGCATGCGAACTCGCAGTCCGTTAATAGGGCTGCCAGGGCTTTGTGAGATATTTTTTGGTCCGTAATCTTTGTGTTTCTTTAGTAGTAGACCTTGTGCTTCAATAAATTTGTTATCTAATGCTTCGCTAAATTCACTCATGTGCGGGTAGTTTCTCCAGTTCTAATATGTATTCGATTGTTAATCCGTAAGGCCCGAAAGACTTAAGGAGCTTGGATGACAGCACTTCAGGCATGCCACGTTTGTAGTCGCCGGCTTCGTAGCGAGATACTACAGCTGCATTGAGCCTAAGTAACGATGCTAGCGCGGTCGGGGATGGTGCGATCTCTTTGCGCCACTGCACAAAAGACTTGTAGTACTGCGCCAATACGTATGGCGGTATGGTCATTAGATTAGCCACGGCAGGACGCACATCCGGGGTGGATGGTTTTGCTTGCCATGTTTTTATGTCTTCTTCTAGATCCGGCAGCGAGATGCCTATAGCTTGTGCAAGCACGGCTAACACGGCTTCAGATGGTTTCTTGGTACGTCCATCTTCTATTGCTGTCACGGCTGATCTTTGCACGCCTGCTCGCTTTGCTAACTCGGCTTGCGTCATTGACGATCTAAGCCTTGCAAGTCTCACTGGGTGATCTGAAATTCTAGCCATTATGTCTCCTATCTTTCTCTATTTATTATACATGCATAGTAGACACAGTTGTGGTGCAGTGTATAGAGATTCGATGCTAGAGAATGAATGGAAAGGTAGACGGCAAGACAACATGCATGGTTGAATGAACTTGTTAGCTCAACAGGGCTAGCAAACAAAACTAGAAGGGGTAACAAAATGAACGAAGCACCACGCGAACTAAACGAGCTGGCCCGTATCATCTACAGTGAGGGCAGGGGCAAGTCATGGTTCAACATTGCTAAGCACTACGTTGAGCCGATGCTCAGCATGGTTGACGCTACTGAAGATTACTACTATGACTCAGGCACTAGCGTAGTACTGTACGCACTGAGTAACCTTCAGTACTGGAGGGGAGACGTGGCCAAGCAGGTCAAGCTCGAGATGAAGCAACACTTGAAGCTTGCAGGGTACGCGCTCGCGTAAACACGGTAGCCTGACCAGCAGACACCCGGGTGCAAGTCCCGGGCAGGCACGAGTGGCCAAATAGGCTATTCAGAGGAGGATACAAAAATGAATACAAAAACCACAACCACCTGCAACGGATGGGCAAACTATGACACTTGGAATGTCATGCTTTGGCTAGACAACGATGAAGCCCTATATCGGGACACTTGTGTTTACTTCGAAGTAATGCGAAGAAGGCGCGAGCGCCCAACTTATAAGAACCTCATCCAGTGGCTCAACGATGGTAAAAAGATCTTGGCCGTCACACCTGACAATATATTTTGGTTAAGCGATACCTTGAATTACACTGAGCTCGACCGGGGTATCGGAATCAATTACGATTGCTGGCTTGAATATAACTAAGCTATCCCCCTAGCGTCCTGAGCATGACGTTAAAAGGCTCATTAAACATGCCCGGATCATATCAAGATCTGCGCCCTAGAGAATGAGTGGAATGCTATGCGCTGTGCCTAGTGGTGTGTTTAGATAGACCTGTTAGCCAATCAGGGCTAGCAATAACTAGAGGAGATACAAATGACAGCAACAGCAATCAAGGTAAACCGCCTAGCACTAGTAGCCAGACTCAAGGAGGTCAAGGCTATACGTGAGGTAGAAAATGCCAAGGTAATCAACGATTACCAGACCTACAAGTCAGATAATGACAAGTGGCTTGAAGGAGCTAAAAAGCACATTGTCAAAATCTGGAACAACTACGGCAACGAGTTTAGGGTAGACATTGACCCTGACTATGAGAGCAAAAAGCCTAAAGAGCCTACCAGCCCTAGTAGCTATGTCCAGCACGGCAGACAGGGTTCAATTACCCTAAGCGCAAAAAATAAGGAGGAACTGAGTGAGCTAACCGCTACAATCAACCTCCTAGAGCTAAGCAACGAAGAAACAGTTGGGCAGACATTGCTCAAGAATGTAGCTAAGTTCCTAGGCTAAAAAAGACCCCCTGCCAGCGAGTCCCCCTCTCGCTGGCAGGGTTTTTTTTACGATTTTCTAAACCAGGGAATGAATGGAATGTGATGTGCTGTGATGCCTGATGTGTTTAGATAGACCTGTTAGCCAATCACGGCTAGCAATAACTAGAGGAGAATAAAATGAATGAAGAGCAAAACGCAGGCGAGCTATTTGGGCCTGAGATACTGAATGATGATGTCATTGAGTCACTGAGTGATGATGTTGTCACTGAGTTGTTAGCAATCCTAGAGAGAGCAGGATACTGAGATGAGTGAGCTAAAAAGCTGGCAGGTTGAGTATTCTGCCACCTATTGGGTCAAGGCTGAGTCTGAAGACGAGGCTATTGAGCTAGCCATAGAGCAACACTCTGAGTTCCCTAACGGGGACTGGGAGGCCGAATTAGAACAGTGGCCACCCGCCGAATAAGCTATCCCCTAGCGTCCTGAGCATGACGAAAAAAGGCTCTACAAAAAT